CTTTTATTGCCATTATAATTCTATAAATTTACCTGTTATACCAAATTCATCTGTATTTTCTAAAATATATCCTAACTCAGTTTGAGTTGATTGTAAATCAGTAGGATATGTTCCACCTACTGAAAGTGAACCTGTTGCGAAGTTAAAATAAACTTCATCAGTACTATCTTGATATACATAATTATATTTTGCTTTTGGTATTATTACACCATTTACATAAACTCTAAACCATTCATCTTCATTAAATGTACCAATTAATTCTGGTGGTAATTTTGGAAGTTCTACTCCACTAATTTTCATCGTATCATCATCTACAAAAGAACCTTGTATAGAACCCCTAACTGCAATAAAATCAATTACATCAGAATATTCATTTACTAATTTCTTTTTTACACTTGAGTTTGTTACATTTCCACCATCTAATCCTGTTAAATCAGTTTCCAATCCCCAAACTACTTTTTTAGGTGTAATTGATTTTTTATGAGTTGATTCATTATCAAATTGTTCTGGTAAAAGATATGCATAAACTGCCATTGTAAAATTAGTTCTAACTATTCTCTGAGAACCTTCACTTACTTCGGTTGTATTATCAAATGAATCTATTTTTACTCTAAATTTAAATCCACCCTTGTCTCCCCAATACTCATCTGTTGCATATTGGAATGCTTCAACAACTTTATTCATGTGTTCTGTAAAATCAGTCCAAATGATTACTTCATATGTAATGTTTACATAATCAGGTATTACAATATCATATAATTCAACTGGTTTTTGTGTTCCAGTCATTGCTGAAAACTTATCATATCTGTGTTTTTTTGAATATCTTGATACTGAGGGGTATGAAACGTGTCTATTCATCGTATTTGATAACGCATCATCTCTATTAATAGAGTTTCTTTTAAACATTACCAATGGAATTTGTAATACTCCTTTTTTATCTCTTAAATACCCATCTTTTTGTACAGATTTCCATCTTTCAGGATTTCCATACACAACTGGTATCTTTTGTTTTTCTTGGAAGATTTCAACAGTAGGTAATACGGTATCTATCATGTGTTCGGCAATTGCCATATCCACATCATATAACTTTACACCTTTTCCTTGCTCAATACTTTGTTTTTTGTATTGAGTTCCTCGATTAACAGGTAAGTTTTTTAAAGGGTCGATTGCCATTAGTGATATATCCTTTCATCTATTTGAATTTGACTTCTTCTTACCATAAATCCAACACCAATAAGTGTATTGTTAGAATTTTGGAATGTATTTGTTTCTTTATCGTAAATTTGAGGTTGTCCACCAATTCTTTGGTTTTCTCGTATGTTATCCATTTCATAATAGATACCATCAAATAAAATAACATCTCCAATCTCAGGATAACCAACTGATAAGTTTTGTATTGCTTCTGTTGGTATTAATGTACCATTTACATCTCTAATTTTAGGAACTGAGTGTGAAGTTTCTCTCAATCGTTCTCTATTGAATCTAAATTCAACTGCTTGTTGTTTATCTGCACCGAATCCTTCGTAAACTACATTCATTGGTTCTCTATCTACTATCGCCATAATAGTAGAAGGGGCTCTCCATACTTTACCAAGAGATTCACCATATAGATTAGTTTTAGTTTCACCCACAGATACCTTGAACAAGGTTACTGCTTGTTCTACTACATAATCTACCACCTCCTCAGAGATAGTTTTTATGAAATCCAAATCCTTTGCATTGAAAAACTTTGGCATAACGTTATCCTATATAAATTGCTAGTGGAACTTTGTTTATGATTGTTTGTTGTTGGTCAACCATAGAAGCTTCGTTCTCTATTCTTTGTTTTTTACTTACTTCATTAAGATTCTCTCTTAGTTGTTCAATAAGAGCATCTTTTTCTGTTTGTGCTTCAGCTCTAAGTGATGCACCATCTAAAGAAACTTCTGAACCAGGAATTGGTACTGAAGAATATTTCTCTCTAATTGCACCTAACATTTCTTTTGCCAACGCAAGTGTATATTTTCTAACCCATTGTTTACCAACATCATTTATTCTACTATATTTAGCAAAACTATATCCAATGTTTGAATAATCTGATACTACATTTGGAATTATGATAGTGGAGTTTTCTCTTCTATCTTTTACAACTTGATATTCAAACCAAAGTTTGTAATCTGATGCAGGTTTTGGTAAAATTGTTATTTTATTGTTTACTATATTGAATGAATGTGCAGATTTTCTCATTTGGTCATTGAATTCAATCTGTTGAATCCTTAACATATCCTCATAAATTGGCATCATTATAAATTGTGCCGCTGGTGAGAATGAACCAAATCCAAATTCATCAACTAAGTTAAGTGTTCCTTGTCCACTAACTGAATATGGGTCAAAGAATCTGTTAATTGCTGGAGTTGTTTCGTAATATACTTTAGTTACATCAATTCTCTCACCACTTTCAGATACATCTCCATAAAGAGCCTGTAAATCATATTCTTGAGAGGCAGTAGTTACATCTATTGAACCTTTTTTGATATCAGTTCTACCACCAACGTTTGCAAAGTTACCATATGATTCTGCTATTGTTACTATGTTATTTAGTTCTGAACCTTGTACTGATTGTCCAGTATAATCAGAACCAGTTGGTTGTCCTTCTAACGAACCGAGATTATTTCTTATATTAAACTGATTTACTTGTGCAGAATATTCCGATACTGATTCTTCAAAAACTGCGAAGAAGTTTTCTCCTTGTAGTTCTATATCAATAATAGGATATCCTAACCTTTTTGCACACCACGATGCTACCCTTGGTGCATCTAATTGAAATGATGTATCATCATCATAGATACCAAATGGTGTAGAGGAACCTGATGAAAAATCAGCTGAACCTGTCCAAATTCTTGCTTGAGACATATTATTTTCTCCTTAACTTATACAATTATACTATTATAAATATAAAATATTTGAAAAGGAAGTGTATAAACAAAAAAAGAGGGAACATTTCTGTTCCCTCTTAATTCTATCATCACTATTGTAATGACTTACTACTAAAATTTAATTAACCGATTATAGGTTGTTTAAATCTTTAACATAGATTTTACCATAGAATTCTGGTCTTACCATTTTCTTAGCGTATCTAGTCATTACACCTCTTCTTGGTGTAAAGTTAGTTGGGTCATATACAAGAGGAGTCATAATTAACGGTACATATGGTGCATAAACAGCTCCAGTTTCAAGGAAATTACTTCCTTTAAATCCTAATAAGATTTCGTTAGAAGTCATATAAGGGTTTTTGTAAACTGTATATCTGTTTGATAAAGAACCAACAGTAGTTACACCTGCAGCGAAAGATGAAGCATCTTTATCAGCTGAAACTGCAAATCCTGGAATAGATTCTAAAATTGTACATACGTCAGGAGAAGCAACAACGAAGTTAGCTCCACCTCTTAAAGTTAATTGGTGTATCTTGTTAGATACTTTATTCAACTTAGCTCCTAAAGTCTGGAACCAAGAGTTTTTAGTATAAGCTGCAGAATTACTTCCAGCAACCCATCCACTTGTGTTTGCATCATACTCTTCACCTAAAGATACTGACCAGTATTCAGTTGTTAAAGCATTTGATTTTAACATATCAAGGATTTCTAGGTCAATCTCTAATGAGATGTACTCAGATAACATTGAAGTTAATTCAGCTTCAGCATCAATACTGTGGTATGCATTTAAATCTTGAGCTAATTCAGGAGTCCATACAGCCTTTAGTTTTCTAGTCTTAGCAACAATTGCTTCAGACTTTAATTCTAAATCAACTTCAGGAATACCTATATCACTTGCAGGTTCTTGTGGAGAAGCATCTTCGAAGTCTCCTCTGTTTGCAGCGATTGGTTGTTGTGAATGTTTAACTGCTAAATCACCACCTAAAGATGAGATTTTTGCGAATGTAGTAATTACTTCTGAACCTACATTACCAGAAACACTAGAGTGTGCTGGGTAGTAAGAATCTGCAGATGCGAAATCTGAAGATGAGATGTAAAAACTTCTTACACCATCTAAATCAGGTCTTACTAATTCAGATGCGTTAAATTTAATACTAGCTAATGAACCATCAGCAACTGAAGCTGATAATGATGCATCATAATTTACATCTGCCCAAGAAGCAGAAGCGATAGTTAAATCACTATTACCTACTGAATCAGATACGTCATTTGCAGTATATGCAAATCTACCTTCACCATAAAGACCATTTACAGCAGAATCAGTTGAACCTAGGTCATTTCCAGTACCACCAAAAAGTGATTTTCCAGAAAATCCAGGGTTACCTGGTTGTGCAGTACCATATTTGAAATCTAAATAAAAGATTAGACCAGATGGTAAGTTCATTGGTTGAACACTAACGAATTCTTTCGATGCAATTTCACCGAAGATACGTCTTACTAATGGTAGAGCTACTCCACTCCACTCTTCATTTCCACCACCTGTACCGGTAGCAGTAGCTTCATCAAGCAATTGTTTTGCTTGGTTTTCTAACAATACAGAAATCTGTGATTGTTCTCTTTCTCCTAAACCTTCAAGAAGTCCAGTTTGTTCCCATTTTCCTTTAAGCTCTCTTGTTTC